GGCCTGCAAAGCGGCCGTCGGATTAGTTGCAAGCATGAGAGCGCCGCTCATCGTACCGCCGGTTTTCGACAGCAGATTGGCCGCCATGTCGGCAAGCCGTTCACCCGTCGTTGTGCCGGTGGGGGTCACCAACAACTGCGAGATATCAAGACCCGACATCCCGGAGAGGCCGCTCATAAACTGCCAGTATGGGACGGCGGTATTCGTCCCCCCTTGGCTGAGGGGCACCAAATCCCCGCTAGCCGGAACGGTTCCAGTAGGGAGTCCGCTGACGACGTAGTTCGTGGTGGCCGAGAGAGTTCCCCCGTTCAGGACCAGATTCGCGCCAATCGTCAACGTTTCCGGTGCGCCAGTGCCGGCTGACTCACGGCCAAGGATTGTGCCTGTCGGCAGCGAAAGGGATGCCTGTAGGCCGGCCACGATCTGCGCACGGGTGACCTTGCGCGCAATGCCGCTTTGGCTTGCGAGCACTTCATCCGTATCGGAGGCCGCAGTAGCGGGCGCCAGTTCGTCAATGGTGGGCATAGGAAACTTGACTCCGGAAGGAGTAGGAGCGCTTCAGCTTGAAAGGATGGGATTACCGTTCTGATCTGTGATCACCAGGCCGGTATCAGTCTCCAGGGCCGTGACGGGGACAGATGGCGCGGAGAGCATAAGGACCGGGAGCAGAACGCTTCGTTGGATTGTGCGACCATTCGTCGTGCCTATAATAATGGTTATCGTATAGACTGTCCCGGCCTGGCCCCCCGAAAGCCAAAATACTGCCACTGCGCCGTCCGCGGTCGACAAAGCCAGCGTGAGGTCGCCCGGATTTGCCGGGCTGATTGTCGCATCTAGTGTCTGGATCGAGTCTCCATCGTTTCCAACGAAGGCGGGCGATATGTCGAACTGATAGTCAAGCACATCGGCAGGGTCTTTTGTTGGCCAGTTCAGTGGTGGCGGCGCCGATGCGATCGCACCTCTAGCGACGGGAATGAAGCTGTCTAGTATGACCGTACGCGCGTTACTCGGTTTCCAGACATGCGTTGCTTGCGTCGGCATGACGTGCTCCAGGCTGCAATTTTCAGTCGAGGAAATCGCTGTCGCGCCTTGCGCTAGGGAACCCGCGCCCGGGCTGGCCCCATCGGACGCTCAACACCTTCTTGGGTGGGGACGGTCTCGCCGGGTCCTGCCGCCACAACCCCCTCGACGCAGCGCAAACCGCAGGCAACGCCGTGCATGTCGGTGATGTCTATCCATGTAAGATCGGCGTGAAACATGCTCTTGACATCACCCGGCGTCGCAAGGAGCTCGACGACAGTGTTATCGTGAATCCGAGCGTAGGTTCTCATTTTTTCTACCACCGTACGATGACCAAGCCAGGAGCGCCTGCCGCTCCTGACTGAGAGGTGTTGCCGCCTAGGCCGGTGCCAGCACCGGAGGCGCCCCCGCCAGGGGTCTGGCCGGTTGTCGCAAAGCTGGTGGCCACATAGGTCGCCCCGCCACCCAGCGCCGCAGCGCCACCAGCACCTCCGATATTATTTATGCCGTTGCTGCCAGTGCTGCCTGCAACGTTGATATCACCGCCGATACCAATCCCCTGAACCGAGGCACCGAGCCAGGGTGCGGTGAGGGTCGCTAATGGGTTCAGGCCACCGCCGGTTGCCGATAGATAGCTGCCGAAGCTACTGGTTCCGCCAGGCATTGGTGGCGAACTTGATGTGCCTGCCGCACCTCCGAGGCCAATCGTCACCGGAATGACTTGCCCGGCGTTCAGTCCGCTAACGCGCTTGCGGGCATAGCCACCGCCCGAGCCACCTCCGCTGGGATAAGTGTTCGATGAGGCATATGAGCCACTACCGGCGCCCCAGACCTCGACCTCGATTTGCGACACGCCATACGGGACCACGAAGGTGCTGGAAGAGGTGATGCTCTGCACGCCGGAACCGAACCCCGGCCTGAGCGCCGGCAGCTTCCAGCCAAGAAACGGTGCGCTCGGTATGGTGGCGATTGATGTAGCGGTTATCGCAGTTTGGCCGTAACTTGCAGTGATCACGTAAAGTCCAACCCAGCCGTTGTCCACTGGTGGCGTCACCTGCGAACCAGCCGTGGCAGCCGCACCAGCCTTAAGCTGGAGCTGGACTCGCTGCGTCCGCATGGTGTTCTGTGCGACACTAGAGTTGTTGGGCCCGCTGTATGGCTGCGACGGGTTGGCAGCGTTGTAGTACGGCAAGACCAAGGGCGCGCCATCGGCCTCCTGCAGAGCGGCCTGGATCAGGAAATTCGCGGACTGGCCAGATGTGGTAGGTGGAGTAACGGTAAAGCTGGTAGCCTGGAGATTGATCCCCATTTTCAACAAAGGATCGGTGCTATCCGCCGGTAACGACCCGTACGCAAGGGCGTCCACCACCGACATCTGAGTAATACTTCCCGGCCCGATCGAGACATTCAGCGATGCGGGGGTCGTAGGTGTGCACGCAAGTCCGTCCACGATGGTGTTAGTTCCTAATACCATCTGGGCCAAATAGCCGAGCGCAATCATTGCGTAGCGATTGGCGGAGAGGAGGTCGCTGTCGAGTGGAATCGCGCCAGGGTAGACAATAGTCCTGTCCATGAATTTCCTCGTGACTTTGCGCAAGCCTTAGATCGGGTATTTCTGCCGTCGATGACTTGCCTTGAGTACCGACCAATCAGTTTTGAATACGGGTCCAGGCAATCGAGGCAACGGGTAGCACCTCCGCGACAGCCGCCATGATGTCACCGTCGGTCACTTGCCCCTGAACCATCGCAAGACTCGCGTACTCGAGTGCGCCGGCGCGGTAGCCACCAACGGGGCACCCCCAGCCGGAAACCAGTGCGATTCCGATCCCGGAAGGACGAAACGCGGTGACAAAACATTGAAAAGGCAGTGACAGATTGCCCCAGCCTCCGGCGCTGCCGTAGCCAACGCCGCCGAGTGTGTATCCGCCCGTGTCGGTGGTCCGCATCGGCTCGAAGACAGCGGGCGCGCGTCCCGTCAGATTGCGCAGGGCGCTTATGATGGACGCCCGCGTCCCATGTTCCCTCAGCAAATTGGTCTGGATCAAAAGCCGAAAGGCATCGTCACTTTGGCCAGTCCGGCGCTGGAGACGATTGCCAAAGAAATCGTTGGCCACGACATCGAGCCACACATCAGTCGCGGTTGCTATCCGGGTTTGCATCCGCACATAGGTCAAAAGCGAATAGACCCAAGACCAAGCCCAGGCTAATCCAGCAATAAGATCGTCGAGGACAGGGGTAGTATCGGCGAACCATCTACCCGGCAACACGGCCTTGATACGGGTCGCTATATCAGCCTGGTCCCCGGTCATATCAGTTCACCGTGATCAAACCGGCCTTGATTACGCCGTTTGGTACCGCCGCAATGTCAGCGGTCTGGCCGTTGATCTGTACTTGAGTGACATTGGCTACTTCCGACGACGCGCTATAGGCCAGTTGAATGACTCGGCTGATCGGCAGCGACGCACCAATTGGAAGACTATTTATAAAAAGCGTCAGTGCTCGCGAGACAGGAGCCGCAAGCTGCGCGCTGGTCACGGAACCGGAAACAGTCAACGTGAGCGTTACCCCGACGATGGTTACTGTGGGCGCCTGAACGGTGAACGTCGATCCGACCGGACGGACCGCGTCGACAGCCGTTTGAACTGTACTCAACAGGCTGGTAGAAGGATAGCCGCTGCCATCATCGACCGTGACAACAAAGTTTCCCATCGACAGGTTGCCATAGACATCCTGATTCTCCTGGATCGTGTACAGCAGACCCTGCTGTATACTATTGACCGCATATCCGACCGCCACTGCGGTGGCACGTGACCGGCTATCTATATAGTTCTGAAATCGAAGACGGAATGCTACGTCCGTCTCGGCATCAAGGCCGTTCGAGAATGCCGAAAGGTTTGTCACGGTATCAATCCCCGGCACCGCGGACGCCAGCAAAGTGATCGAACCCGCTTGCACGTTACCGCTCGAGCCTGGGAGGGTTGCGATGACGGGAACGTTCATCGTTGCTGCGCTGGCTCCCATTACATAGCCATTCTGAACTGCGTTCCATGAGGCATTCGTTGTGTCAGCGGCCACAGAAAATGTCTGCGTTCCGTCAGACGTCCGAACCAAAGATCCAACCGGAACGAGAGCTGTTCCAATCACCGTAAAGCGGGTGACCGTCACTACCCCGGTAGCGGCAGCGGCTGGCAGGCGAGTAAGCGCGAAATCCCCCATCCATGTGTCGAGGTCGCTTCCGGCACTCGTGGCGGCTCGGGTCGTCTGCAGCACGAGTAGTATTAGCCACTGTATCCACAGGGCAACCGACGCATTGGCTTCCAGTATGGCGCGAAGCGTTGAACCAACCGTCAGATCGAGGAGCTGTGTCGCCGCAGATTGTACGGAGGCCGCCATATTCTGAATCAGCGTGGAAAAGTTCTGCAGAGAGAGTTGCATGCTTCAACCGTTCATCAGGAATGACAAGACTTCGGTCTTGCCGGATGGTGCATCCACGTATCGGATCTGCACATACACGGTACCAGCGCCGCTAGCTGGGTTGAACTGGACGTCGATTTCTGGCTCGGGTGTGCGAGAAACGGTTGCTTCCTTAAAGATTTGACTCCGTATAACCGCTTGTATCTGCGCAGCGTTACCGGGCTGGCCAATGAACTGCGCAAGACCAGCGCCATAGTCGACCTGCCATATGTAATCGCCAGGATTGGTCATCAGGCGCCGCAAGACCCGTTGCTGGCCCGAAGTGGTCCCGGTCACGAGTGCCAGGTCCCCGGTGGGCCCGACCGAAAGGTCACTGCCCCACAGGTGCGACAAGTCAACCACGATCAGGCCTGTGACTCGGTGGTCGATGTCGCGCCACCACGCGAGTCCGTATGTATATGCCCATCATACCGCGTCCGCAGCGAGTTGAGTGACCCGACCTTGTCGTAAACGTCACCGGCTACGTGCAGATCACCCGATATCTGGACGCTGCCATCGCTGACCAGCTTTAGGAAGCTACCCGATTTGTGGACCAGCCACAGCTCGCCAGCCGGCGCCGGCGGTGCATTGGCCACGCTGCTGAAGGCGCGGCCGACGACGACCCCGTGCTCAGCATCGCCTTCCTGCGCCAACACCAGGACCTGATCACCTGGCGATGGCGGACAGCTCATGCCCCAACCGGCACCAACCCATGGGGACAGGATCGGCAGCCAGCCGGACAGGACGGCCTCCGGCTGCATCATGACCCTGACGGTGGCATTCACCGGATCGACGGACGTCACGAGGCCGAAACGCGGTTGCGCTTGAATCTGGTCAAGGCGGCCCGCCTCACCTTTCAGCGCGTTCACAAAGCGGTCCATAAGATTAACCCGTCACGCTGCCGACAATATCCGCTGGCGTGGTAGTACTTGTTCTCGGCGATGTGTTCTTCGCCCGAATTCGCTGTACAAACCCCTGCGGCATCGATAGATGTCGGTCGATCCGATCAATGAAATAGATTTGGTCGAAATCGGTCCCAGTCCCGGCTAGCTGGACCATGTGTCGAGGCGTAAGTGAGAGATCGCCGGGCATCGTCGCCTCCCATACACGCTCATGTTGGGTCAGTTCCGTAGCCTTCTGCTGCGCGAGCTTGAGGGCGTCGTTCATCGTCAGATTTGGCCTGACGAATATATAATGCTGCGCCTCACCCATGCCGCCAGACCCCAGGCCGCTTCCACCCACCCGGGATCCGCTTCCCTGTTGACCGGATGCCCGCACCGTCTGGGAGAAGGCATTCTGCTGGCGGCTATTCCAACTCTTGACCGTAACCACGATGTCCCGAGCGAGCGTCAAGGATCGCTCGAGACGCAAATCCTGAAGCTGGCTCGGCACCATGGCGACGGAGCTAATTGTCCCGATAGAGGCAGGTTGAAAAAAGAGGGAGGTGCCGCTAATGAAGACATCGAACTCTTCCTGACCGGCTAGAAAGACGAGGAGATCCCATTCCGTCATGGATCGGCTGAACTGGTTAAGTACGACCCGGTCATGTTCATTCTGATAGTAACGGCCGACAGGAGTTGTTGTTGATGTAACGACCGGTATTAGATTATGACGAAGCGACAACAGAGTGGCGATTTCACTTGAGGTCCTGTTGGCAAACGTCTCCTGAGTTCGACTTTCGATCAGTAAGGCTGTGAGATCGCGTCCTTCTATCCGCAACACTCCGGATATCACATCAATCGATACCGTATCGACTAGACCTTGAATCAGGCTCGTGAAGGTATTCCCGGCATCGAGACTGAATTGAACGTCGATCAAAACGGTCGTTTGCGATGACCAGAACGCCGCGCTGGCCCATATATCCGCACCCAACGCTATGCTGGCGCTCAAACGGTCGGCCGCGTAGTGATTGTTCGACTGCACCTCGGCTTCAATGGCTCCAGTGATGGGCAGGCCATTCGCCACAAGACGGAGACGCGGTGCTCGCCACGACTCCAGCGACGAGAGGATACCGCCGGGCAAACCACTGGCATATGTCAAGAAGGCCGTCCCGCCGGTTATGTCAGTTACGCCGCTCATGATACTACTGTTGTGCTATGCCACCGCCGGCGTTAGAATCTACGTCGGGAATCAGCAGAGTTACAACACCGGTGAGGACTGGATCATCGAGATCGTTCAGCTGTGCGATTCGTATCCACTGCGTTGCATCATTTAGATGCTGTGCCGCAATCTGGAAGAGATTTCCCCCGGCAACAGTGACAGACTTCATAGCTAAGTGCTCGCGTTGGCAAGGTTGATTGCTGCACGGCCGGCGTAGGCTCGTGCGATGACGAGCGCACTGAGTTGCTGTGAGCTACTGATAGCATCGTTCAAACCCGCTACGCCAGCTGCCGCCGGTCCCGGCGAGGTTATAGTTGTCATCGGAAGTGATGCTTGAGCGCTTCCAATAGCGCTGGATAGACTCGATTGCGCACCTTCCAGGCTATACTGTGCGGCGCCATAAGTTGCGGTGTCACGTACCGTAGCCGTGGGCGCGGCAAGCGCTGTCTGCGCAGACGATATGTCAAGGCCAGCCGCGCTGGCTTGGCTGACGGAGCTGGCAACATCATTGAGAACAGATGCGCCGAGGGAGAGGGCCGTCGCGATCAGAGCGCTCGCTTCGTCACGCAACACTGTACAGGTGATCTTGTAAGGTATCCAGTTCGTGTTCGTGTACTGGGCCTGAAATTGTTTAATAAAGACGGTGTAAAAAAAGACATCCCACGTGAGCGGCAGCAGCGTACCAAAAGCACGCATCTCGTCTAGTACTCGGGCCCGGAGGGTCGCATTGTCGCCGCTGAATATCCCCGCAAAACAAATATCGGCGTCTTCACGACCGAGCGAGTCGATTACCCGCACGCCACCCGGCAGAGTGTGTATGGCCAGACGTTGTAACCCACCGAAGTTGATACCGCAGGGGATTTCATAGTCCTGAAAGACAATTGGACCGAGGATCAGCGTTGTGTTCGACATAAATCCCGCTTGAATTACGAGCGAGTGGTTGGCTGCTTGATGAGCTCGCGCCATACGATCCGAACTGGGCAACACACAGCATCAGACGCGTATGGCGAATGAGCCGGTTTGCTGTTGATGGAAAGTGTCAGCACCGCTTCAAGTTTAAGATCATCCCAAAGGATGTTCATCTCGGAAGACCATTAGTTGCCAATGGGCGCGCCGGGCCACGATGGTGTCATCCGGGGGTCGAACCCTGTCGCCCCGGCTTGCGGCCGAGCGATCTGCCGCTCCAGATGCCGGGTGATCCAGCGGCCCAGGGCCGCTCCGTCCAGGTGAATTTCTGCATATACTGGCCTATTTTCCTGCGGCGCATCAGCGCTGGGAAGGTTGTCTGCCGGCCGCTTGGCGTCGGGCTGTCGGTCTGCAACAGTGAACCGTGGCTTTTCGGCTTGGAGGACTGGTGCGGTCGGTTCGCGTTGGCTGCCAATGAGAGGCTCCGAGTCCGGATAGGACGACAGGGGAGCGGCCGGCGCTGGTATGGAGGTGGCATCTTGCGGCGTCTTTGCATGAAGGCCGAACGGCTCAAACCGCGATAGTGGCACACTCGGTTTGCGATCAGCGACCGGCGACGGGGTAGCGGGAGGTACGAAACTTACTGCAGGGGGCGTGAGATCAATCGTGGCCGCCGGCCGCTGCAGAGCAGGCGCGGCAACTCGTTCCGATACCGCTGCCGCGCGGTACAACAGGGGCATAGCGGTTGGCGATGGCATAGCAGTCGGGGGCGATATCGGCTTTCCGACAGCTAAAGGATCGGGTGCGCGCGAGCCCACGACATGCGCCGTCACAGCCGGCGGGACAGCAGGCTGCGCAATCGGCTGGGGCGTTGGGGGAATGGGCTGGCGGGCGGCGGGTGATGCTGCGGGCGCGGGTGCCACCTTGCCCGGCGCCGCCGGAGCGATTGGACTGGTCGGTTGCTTATCACCGCCATCTGGCGCGGTAGCCGTTGTTGGACGGTCCGTGGGCTCCGGCATCGACTGCCGGACGATGGTGGCCGCCGGCCGCCTATCCCGTGGCGCCTCGTCCTTCGATTGTGTTGTTTGCGGTTCAGCGGAGATAGTCGGGGCCAACGTCGGCTGTACGCGAAGCATGGCGGGTCTAGCGGCGGCCGGCCGAGCGATTGGCCGATCGGCGGGAGAAGGCACCGCAAGGCTGCGTGCAAGGTCGCGTAGTTCTAAAAGCCGAGCTGCGCTACCGGCAACTGCAACGTCGAGCGCGGCGAGATCCCGGCGTATGGCAAGAATGCCTTCCGAAACGCCGTCCTCCAGTGCTAGCGTGATGCCGATTGTGTAGGCATCGATCATGTGCGAGCCGCCAGGGCGTGAGCAATAGCGTCCGCGACACATGCCACGACGCTTTCGGCTTCCGCAGATGCCGTGGACGCGAGAAACGACCGTGGCGGAATCGCGGCGGTCCCAAGTTCCTGATCTACCGCGACGTCGCTTGCCGATCCAATCACGGCCATGTTGACATCCGTTTCGTGGGAGATCGAGGCGCGCAAGGCACCGGTGCGCAGCCACGGCGCGCTATGATCCTGCCCTGATACGAAAGACAGCCCCTCTTTCACCTTTGCTTCCAGACTCCGCGCCGCCGCAGCGATGCCACCGGCGACGGCACCCGGAACGTCAAGGTTGGCGAGCCTGTCGTCAGCCTTGCGCAGCCCATCCAGTACGATCACGGCTGATCCCTCCAGCGCATCGTGTGCCAGTCGAAGATATGACCCGCCAAGGTGCCGAGTACGACGACGTACGCGAGCCGCTCATCATCGGGAAGATTGAAAGCGACGTCGAAAGGCACCCCGTTCTTAACCAGAAACAGACAGTCGATAAGATCGGGGTGCCTACTCAGTTTCCCGCCGTGGCCGCAATTTCGGCCGAGGTTGGTGACAGGTCGGGACGCAATGCACCCGCGACGGCCGAGATGCCAGCATCGCCAAGCCGCGCTACCATAGCCTCGATGTGGGATTCAGTTGTCGGCAACGGCACAGGCACGCCATCGACGGCCACAACCGACGATGCGAGAAGCGCCATACCGAGCCAGGGCTCGTTCTGGGCCAGGACGGGACCGGCCGCTTTGAACAGGCGCAGCTTGTCGAGCGCGTTCAAACGCCGCAGAGTCAAGTGGCTTCCAGTGCTTGTGACAGCAATTTGCTCGCCCACTGCAGCGGCCGAGATGCCAGGATTTGGCTCCATTACCTGTCTCCTGTCAGATCCGCATACGACGCGATGCAAAGAAGTCGAGCTTCTGCTTAACGCTCGAGTCGCCTTTCCACTGACCCGCACTCGATAGTTTGAACGATACGCTGTCGTACTGGTATGTTGATGTCGAACCGTCTGTTTCGGCTATGTACTGATACATTGTACCGAGCGCTGCCAAACTGCCGCCGTAATAGGTCTGCTCGGCGGCTGCGATGAAGTCGTCCGCCACGGAATTGCCACGCTCGATATCGAAACTTCCTTCCCACCCTTTGGGCAGTTCGGTTCCCATCTGCTTGCCGTCAAGCCGATCCACGCGTACAGATTGGGTGACTTGGCGCGCTTCGAAGCCTGTGACATGCGATAGGTCAACGCGGCCCGAAGGACCAATAACAACGAGCTGGGTGTCGCGGCCAACGGAGAAGTTGTTCAGTGCCATTTATGGAATTCCTTAAGCTGCTTGTCCGGTAGGCAGCGTCTGAACTGACACCTGCACGGTCTGGCCGCCTTCGATGTTGACGATGAATTTCTCGTTTATGGCCTGGTACTGGACCTGTGCGTCGGACTGCACATAGCCGAGCCCGGTGCGCGATGCGGGATTATTGGAGGTGTCGCACACCACGCTGAATGGCTGGCTGCCATCCGTGCTTCCCAGCAGGCCCTGGGCGAGCATGTTCTGTAGGAAGCTGAGCTGCGTAGCCCGGATTTGCTGAAATAGACC